ACTTCCTTCAACTCTTCTCATGTAAACACGTATTTGGTTCTACCTTTGCCGAATGTCTCTGTCTTGATGGTCGTTTCAAACGGGAAACCATCCGGCATTTCCTTTACTTGTGCGAGAATATTCTTCATTTCCTCGCTGTTGGTGAAGAACTTCTTTGCCTCGCCGTTCACTTCGATGGCCACAATACAGCGGTCTTCTCCCTGCTCGGTCTTGATACCGGTCTCAAAGTCCTTCACTACAATGGGTAAGTTTACCAGTTCCCGGATGCTTACCACCACTCCGGGGAATCGCTTTTTACCGTCTTCCGGCTTGTAAGCGACATTCAAGTCTTTAAAACTTCTCATTTCTTTGCCTGTTAATTTTTTAAACAACTTATTACAGTCGGCGTGCTTCGTCATGCCGTAGAAACTGGCAATCAGTTCCCGCCGTCTTTTTCTCGATTTTACCTCGTGCATCTTCCGGGCAAACCTCTGTTTGATGCGTTTCCGCAATCTTACATAGTCGGGACGGATAACATAGCCAAGGAAATCAATGCCTTCTTCTACAGGGAACACCCGTTCATTCGGCTTTATTTCCAAGTCTATTTTTCCCATTTGCCCGTGAACAGCATCACGAATCTTCCACAATTCCGCTTTCGTTTTACCGAGTACCAGTCCGTCATCGCAATAGCGATAGTAATAACGAACCCCGTACTTATCCTTCAGATAGTGGTCTAAAAATACAGACAGAAGCAGATTTCCTGCCCCTTGTGAACTGCGCAGTCCGAAACTGATACCTTCCGGCAGCAGCTTAACAAACCGCTCCAACAAGACCAACAGCCTTTTGTCCTTGAACACCCTCCGGAAGCACCATATAACAAAGTCCTGCCGCGCATTGTCGTAAAACCTCCGGATGTCAAATTTGTATGCGTAAAGCGTGCCTTCCGGATCTTTTTGCAAATCGGTACGTATGCAGTTCATCAGGTCATGAGTACCGCGCCTTTTGATGCTTGCACCGGTTGTCCGGATATAACGTTTTTGCAGGTGGCGGTCCACCACATTCATGATGGCAAACACAGCGATGCGGTCTTTCATGGACAGGATCTGCAAAATACGTTTTTTACCGTATTCTTCAATTTCCCTCTCATGGTAGCCGCCCAGCCGGAATGAGCCGTCCGCAATGGAAGCCGTCAGTTCGGCGATAATCTTCTCCCTATGGGCAAGCAGGAATCGTCCCTGCCTTGACCTCTTACGATCGGTTCCGCGAAGTACCGAATCGAATGCCTCCGACATATTGGAGTATTCGATGATTTCCTCGATAATATATCCTTCCCTGCGCATAAGCTATTGGTTAATAAACATGGAAGATGAGGGCCTTCCTTTCCCCGGGTCTGACTTCTTCGAACTGATAACAGCCTACCAAACTCCACCCGACGCGTGATTTTTCAGCTTTCCACCTTTTCTGGTGCTGTTGCTGTGGCTTGCTCCCCTCGGCACCGCTTCGGGGACACGTCCCCGCTGCTGTACGCCGATTTGTTAGATTTCCAGACGCGAGCCGACATTCGCATTCGTATTCGAAGCATCGTTATTCGCATTCGCATTCGACACACCGCCATTCGCATTCGCATTGTTGTACCCGCGATAGACCACACGGACTATTGGGGAACTCTACCGCTTGCAAAGTTACTGATTTAACAGGCAAAACAGATAAACGAATTACACTATCATCCAAAATAAAACGGATATACTGCCACCCGCGACGGTGAGCCCCCAATCAATCCAGTCCCAAGGACTTCCCCGAAGAGTATCTTTCAGTTCCAGACAGGAAGCTGCAATGGCCGCAGCATAAAAGGCCGTCCAAGGAGTAAATCCCAATAGACCTACCATCAAACCACCGATAAGATGCTTGTAACGGTTACTCATTTTTAAAAATGCGATAATCTTTTTCATATACCTCAAAATTCTATTTTTTCGACCGGCTTCGCCGGTATTTAAATACCTTTTAAATGGAATTCGGAAACCATCCGAATCCCGTTCTTTCGTTTTAGTCGCTTCGCTCCACGCTTTGGCGCTTTGCGCTTACGCCACCTCGCGTATCGCCTTGTACGCTGCCACGCTTTGCGCCCGGACGATTTTGCCGCGGAAGGCCAGACGCGAGCCGACATTCGCATACGCATTCGAGGCATCGCTA